GGAAAACATACGGAGAACCGTATCAGGTTTGCTACCTGCCAAGCACTTGTGCGAGACCCACGGGGGGTCTAGATAATCCCGATTACTTTTCCTTTTAGGGGTGCCATCCGTTTTGGATGTACCTAGGTGATGTTAAGTACCTAGCCCAATCAAGCAAAAGCTCTTCGCTCGAGTAAAAACTAGCCAAACTACTTAATTTACAAAATGAAAATGAATTTCAAATTATTAAAGAAAGTAGTTCAGTGAATCGTCATGTGTTTTAAGCATGACGGTTCAATACCTGTTCAACCACTGGTTCAACTGGTAGAGCGTCAACAGAAGGTACTAGAAAGTAATGGGTTAGACAGACTAATAGCATGAAATAAAGCTGTTAGGTCTAACCTACTGAATTACTTATCTGGAAATCCTTCTAGAGACCCTCTATCTGCATGTACCCAAGACGGGATACCTGTAGCTCTTAAGGGACTAATACCATTTGTCCGGGACAGGTCGTATTTTGTAATAAATATGACTCTGACCGTATTAATGAGTACTAGATCCATAAAGTTGGAAGCCAAACCCGATATTAGTACAATAGAACTCCCCTTCACGGGGGACATTTCGAATGTATCAATATTCGTGTCTGACTTCTGGCGTGAGCTAGGGTATCGACCCCAGGTTTCGACTAAAGGGTTACAAGCAAAACTAAATCACTATAGGACTAAGAAAGGACCTAACGGTCACTCTCTTAGTACCAGTGTTATAGATGCTAATAACCTTCCTGACAGTCTTATCAACAGTTTAAAAACCGTTGGTGGGCCGCTCCTTTCTGGAACGGTCAAAGACTTAAGGAATCAGTCGTTCTTGTATTATTTTCTATCAAGGTATATGAAAATATTCGGTGGAACCTCTTTTAGGAGGTTGTCGTACTTTCCTGATAAGGAAGGTAAGACTAGAGTTATAGGAATACTTGACTGATGAAGTCAAGCAGCCCTAAAACCTCTTCACACCTATATTGCCAATGCCTTGAAGAAGATAAAACAAGATTGTACCCTTGATCAAGCTAAGTTCAAAGAGACGTTGAAAGGAGCGGAAATCTACTATAGTGTTGATTTATCAGCAGCTACAGATAGGTTCCCTATTGCTCTAATCGATAATCTCTTGAAAGCTCAGCTTCCTCATCCTTACGTTGATGCGTGACATGATATAATGGTAGGTTACCCTTTTGATTATAAAGATCAAAAAGTTTCCTATTCTGTAGGAAACCCAATGGGTGCTTACTCATCATTCAATAGTTTCGCATTAACTCACCATTACTTAATCTTCTACTGTTGTAAAGTTTTAGGGAAGAAATGAAAATCTCTTCCTTACGCTTTACTAGGAGATGATATAGTAATTGGTGATAAGGATGTTGGTGATATGTACATGGAAGTTATCAAAGGTCTAGGCCTAGATTACTCTCCTTTGAAAACTCATAAATCTAAAAACTTTTATGAGTTTGCGAAGAGGTATTATCTAGATGGCGTAGAAATCTCTCCCTTTCCGTTCAGTGCAATAAAGGAGTGTCAAAAGAGTGTAACTCAATTGACAACTTTATTGTTTGAACTGTCAGGAAGAAACTTTGTACCATCCGTGAGTATCGCATCAAGTATCTCTCTCTATCATTCCTTTGTGAAGGAACTTCCTAGTAGGTTTGTAAACAAACTTACTAGAAGGGCCTCACTCTGTGAAGGTGTACTTAAAACAGTACACGGACGTATTCCAGTTGATGAATGAATTAATTCACTAATCAAGCAGAATAGTTACCGATTGCCAGTATTATCACCTGATGTATGTAAAAACATCTTGATGAATGTTACTGTGCAAGCCTTTGCAGATTCCAATCTATTAAAACAAGTATCCGTTCATACAAGGGATTACCCTTTAACAGGGTTAGCCCAGAACGGTTACTTAGATTTCTTAGAGTGAAAGAAGGGACTTAGTGAAGAGTTCAAGTCTACAATTTCATTTATTTCATGAACTTGTGCTCCTATATATACGGCCCATAAGGCTGTACAAGAGGAGTTCGAGTCATTCTTAAATGAGATTGAGATGCGGGACAAACTTGGACACGATTGATCTTACAAAATGCGTACCTTCGCTCTACCAAAGAGCGACAAATCATTATTGGAAAATGAAAGGTATTCACTGAGTAAGGTGTCAAAAGTGTTTGGGGATCTTGTAGAGGAACAACTGCAAATATTGCAGATGTATCCCTCGTTGATACCCAGTGACCAGGTCTGCTCATAGCTTGAAATCTATGAGACACTATATGGTAGATTAAAATCTGCCATATAGTGTGTTTTCC